AAATACTGCCTATAATATCGGTAATGATGGTGATTTCACTTGCTAGCAATTCCACTTCCTCCTCCGCGTCACGTACCTTCTTGAAAATATCCCATTTTTCAAGCTTTTGGTTTAGCGTATCTCCTTTTTTAGAAATCATTGCCCCCTGAGGGGTTTGTTGGTATTCATCGTCCACAGGACGCAGGAGAGAAGCTACTACAATATCCTTTAATGTTAATGCCGTACCTTTTTCCAGCATATCATCTTTGCCATTGATTGATTTCAATGTTTGATTGATTTTAATTTTCATTTTGATTAATTTTTAGTTATATAAATATGTTCCTGATTAGAAATACAATGTAATGTATCATTTATTAACAAGGCTTTGTTGGAAACGTAATATAAATTACCTACTTTAAATGGAATATTGTTGATGTTTATTATGTAATATCCTTCATAAACCCCCTTAATATAGATCGTTCCTTTAGTATAAACATATTCATTGGAAAATATGTTTATGTTTTCAATACTTATTTTTTCTTTTTGACAAGAAAACAATAAAGTTATTAATCCGATAATTAAAATAATTTTTTTCATAATTTCTACTTTTAAATTTCAGTAAAGATAATAAAGTTTTTAAACTTTTTTTAAAAATATTTTTAAATTATGAAAAATTATAAAAAATTTCACCTGTTTGAGTATCTACACATAAGGTTTTAACATAAGCATTCCCACCTGTAAAATGGGCTAAACCTTTCATAAAAGCTTTTGTAGTAGGGATGTTGGTGACATAAAATTGAATTAAATGATCCGTATCATTGTTTGCTAAATACATTTCATTTGTTGTAAATTGGCTATAATAACCATCAGTGCCTGCACTTGTTAAAATAATTCCAGGTTGTTCATACGCTCCAATTTGAGTATCTAATTTAATATAATCCCCAGTTGCCGCTGAATATAAAATCATATTGTTGTTTACAACACTTATACTAACGCGTTTTCCACTAACAGCAGAAGACAAATTTACTGATCCATCCGCAGCAACCCTGAAGGTAGCATCACCGAAAGCGGTTGCCCCACACCATATTCCAACCCCTGCTTTCATTTGAACTCGGGTTGCTCCTGTTCCTGAATATAATCCTTCACTAACGTCTAAAGTGAACCCCCCTAAAAATCCGTTACCAGCTTGAGTTACACGAAAGGGAGCAGTACCTCTATTTGTATAATTATTTCCTGCATATATTCTTACATCCGTTGAATCAGTACCTGTACTTGTTATTCCAGCATATGGTGTAAATATACTACCAGTCAAATAAGCATTAGTGGCATAAAGTCCATATCCTGATAATGCTCCAAATGAGGTATCAGTAATGCCTGTTAATTTTCCTAATCTTACTTTCGTATGACCTAAAAAACTTTCATCTGTCACCCCATCTATTATATCCATATACGGGGAATCGGCATCATGTGAAGTTAAATATAAAGCTCCTTGACGGGAGGTATCAGTGGTATTACCAATACGTATAAGGTCATCCCCTGCTTCTGGTAATCCTGTATTGTTTTCATCCAAAAGCCATATTGTAAACCAATCCCCTCCACTTCCTATAGACATAACTTGTCCTGAATAATACTTTATACCACGGCCTGTCCATTTTTGACAACGTACAATATCCCCTACAGCAAAAGGTTGAATTATATTTCCGTCATCCGTATCAATATGACAAGGGTAATACATTCCATTTGTTCCTGCATAGGAATCATCTATCCAGTCAATTTTTGCAGCATCCGATACCCACAGGCTTCCATTAGTACAACGGATTTGATTAATTGTTAATTCATATACGGACATTCCCTTTCTTACCACTAAATTATCAACCGTTAATGTTTCCGTTGCGGTGTCCATTCTCCATCCACTCCCCGCAAATCCTGAAACAAACGTTCCAAGGTTACCAATATCATGAGCGAAACGAACATTACCCATTCCGTAACTTCCAGCTGTTCCGTTTTCTCCATCAATCCGCATTGCCTCCGTTACTACATTAGAGGTATAATTTTTATAATCAATTATCCAAGATTTGGCATGACCTGTTGATGTTCCATATTGCATTCTCCAGCGATAAAATTTATCATCAGAAAAATTATTATTTGTAATATCTACAAATTCCAATCCGTCGTTATTAACAACTAAGGCAACTGTAGCCTCCATTCCATTTAAATGTTGTCCACTAACTCTCAATACGGTGCTTTCCCGTAATGTTGTATCTGTTGCCCAATTCGTAATATCTAAAAAATAATCCTCCCATTGAGCCATCACAATAGAGCCTACACCGTTTACGTTCCATTGCATGTAGGTATCATCCATACGAATTTCCCCGCCTGTTACTTTCAATACCGGTGTAGTCCCCGCAAGATATAAATCCCTGTAAACCGTTTGTGTTTCTAAGGCTTCATCCGCGTTATACCTTACAAAATTACTGGCATCATTCACTCCCGTACTACTACCTGAACTATTGGAACCACTTGCGTACATTTGCCTGTACGATTGATCCTTTAAACTTTCTATTCTGTATTGACCGTATGTAATTTCTCCTGCCATAGTATTTTAAATTTAGCTTATTCCGTCATCACTGACATACTCCAATAAACTCATATTTTCGTATGTATTTTCCTCAATGTTGTACTGATACCCATTAACATAAAATGTTTTATTGCTGACGACCGTGGTATCTATCATTGTAAATGGTTTTAAATGTTGATATATACTTAATATAACGCACGTGCGTTTAAGGATGTCTGAGGCTGTGGAAACAGCCAAATAAATATTATTATTGTGATCGACTCCCAAACCCAACCAATGCCTTGCAGCTAATCCTAAACCTACAAATGTTGTAGTTCCTGCCCATTGTACGTATATATCATCTAAATCCGCACTTACAAAAATATTACCATATGCATCTATAACAATATCTTTATATACCCGATTAGTTAATCCTAATGCAATAAAATCACCAGCCCCCGCGGTTTGTTTATATATGTCCCCGTTACTGACTACCGCATATACATCCCCGCTTGGATGAATAGCTATACCATGCCATGTTAAACTTGCCTGTCCTAATGCAGTAAATGATCCGCCTCCTGTGCTTTTATAAATATCTCCGCCTGTTACTGTAGCATAAACTGTTCCTGCTTTTGCAGCAATTCCCCACCAAGCTCGTGTTGCTTGTCCTAACGCAATAAAATTACCAGCACCTGCGGTTTGTTTATATATGTCCCCGAAAAATTCAGTCACATATACATCATTTCCATCCGAAGTTATATTTATCCAAGTATGTGTTCCTGCTCCTGCAAGTGCAATAAAATCACCTAATCCTCCTGTTTGCCTATATATGTCACTTCCGCCTATAGCATAAATATTTCCGTTTAAAGTACCTGTAATATCTTGCCAATCATGATTTGGAAGATGTAGGGGTTCAAAAACTTCGGTGCGGGAATATACTGTATCATTTAAAATTCCTAAGGTTCGAAAATCCCCGCTAATTGTCCTTCTAACTTTATTAAACAGTTGAAACCGATCTTCAATAAAATGTTTAACCAATGATTTATCAAATGAACTATACAAGTCGTACCAAAGTGTGGAATGATTTCCTTCACCATCAATTAGTAAACCATTTAGTATATTATAATTTATTGAGTCATATAAGTCCAATGTGTCCTGTTCAATGTTGACAAAATTATTATTAATTTCCGCAGTTATTAAATTATTGTCAGATTCATTATCTACGGTAACAGCAAAGTCTCCATAAATATTATCTTTTATATAAAAATTGCAATTGGTTTCATCTTCACTGCCTGTCCAAATAGAACTATGGAAACCTAATTGACATAAACCTAAAATAAATACTGGATTATCTCCCGTTACTTCTTTAATGGTGTCATCTAATTCCACATCCATCGAAAATTCATTATAAAAAGCTTTTTCATTTGTGAATTGAGCCATTGAGATTCCTAGGCTTTTTATAATTACTGGATCAATAACAATTGAAGGAGTCAATGCGGATGCAATCATATCTACCCGGTTTACTATTTGGTATTTATCAGTTGTGGAATTATATTTTATCCACCAACGATTATCTGGGTCTACATCATTTGGATCTTTCCAGTATAAGTAAAAACGTACAAAAAATCTATGATGAGGATAAAATTGCGGACTAAAAAAGAATGTGGGATCCGTAACATAATCTAAAAGAGATTGAGGTAAAACAAATTTTAAGGATATTGTCAGTTTGCATTTATTGGTACTATTATAACTTACCTTTATTTTTGTCTGCACACCTTCCGCAGAATTGCGTAATGCCTGATATTTTTGTGCAAGTGTGCGACCTGGGAAACTAGGATCAATTACCTCAATACCGCCTACGGGGGTCTCTCCTGTAATCAAAAGAGGATTGCTTGTTGAAATAGCCTTATTAATAACATTTAAATTATTTTGTTTTCTGTTCCATGCAAAATTATTTAATATGGTGTATGTTAAATCTGAATTAATTTCCCATGCCTTCAAATCAGGAGAAGTATACTCCATATAATTAACGCTTTCGCCTGTTTCAATCCCTTCCCAATAGTAATTAGTAAGATTAAATAAGGACTTTTCATTTAATGTAACCTCAATACGTTTCAACCCTGGATTGTACCCAATTCTTTGAGATATTTTAATTGGAAGAAAACTTGAACCCATTGCTATGTGTGTGTTTGTATCCGACACGGTAGAGGCTGTGGAACTAGAGGATTCATATCGAATATAATATTTTGTATCCGTTCCCAAATCTTTACCCCTCTCAATATACCATGCATCATTATAATAATAAATCATGCATGTAAATGCTGTAAGTATTTTATTAAGTATTGTTAAACAATCATCTAATTCAATATTATTTTTATAAAACAAATCACAATCCGCCCACGTTTGATCAAAACAAGTATTTGTGCCTGCTGTTTTTGTGGTCTCCCTCAGTGTGCAATTAACATAAATAGGAAGGTCAAGACTGGTAAAACTCAAACAATCCTGAATAATTTCCATCAATGTATACATTCCTTTTGTTACAAAAATAGAAGGTTTGTATTCATCCAGCCGATTTAAATTTACGGTAGCACTAAGATTAATTATACCTTTTTGCAACCATGATTGTTCAATCGTTATGCAGGGAATATAACCAGAAAATAATATAATATGTTCCGTATATATTCTAACCATAAATTCAAGATCACCTATGGAAAATAAATCATCAAATTCATAAAAATCCTCCTTATCATTGATGATATTTATATCTACCGATGTACTTTTAATAGGCTCAAAATATTTTGAGGAATCAACAATTAAAGCAACCCCACTTCCTGCAATAGTTAAGGAACTAATACTGCCTACATAATCTTTTTTAAGTATGTCAACCGTACACATACCAATTGTTGTATTACCTACATATCCCCGATATTTAACTCTATGTGTTGGAAAACTCATAATTTTTCAAGATTATTAAAATTACATTACTTTATTTTTCCTTGTTTGTTTTTCTAATACTCCAATTAATTCATTCCCTGATATTCTAAATACAACCTCACCTTGCATTGCATTTTTATTTGTATCTAATTCACCAAGTTTATTTGGCGGTATAACTTTTTCACCAGATGACAATAAAGCGGGGTAGGAATCATTAGGATACCCATTTGGTACAGTCCCTCCATTTGCAAACTTAGGTATGATGGATTCAAACAGTGCCGAAGTTGCTGCCCCTGCAGCCGCACCAAGAATAAGACCAAGCCATGGATTTTTAGCCGATTTCATTGCATTAGCAACCTGTACCGCAATTGCCTCTGCCACGTACATCGCAATAATTTTAATAATTGCGTGACGTAATGCATTGGCAAAATCACCAACCGTTTTAATACTTCCATCTATCGATGCATCATAAAGACTTTGCACTTCCGCTCCTATTTTAGCCGTCAGATTAGCTTTCCTTTGTGCTTCCGTAAGTTCTCCTAATTTCTTAATGTACATATCCATTAGCGGGGTTCCGGGACGATATCCACTAGACCAAAGCAATTCCATTTGACTTTTTACAAAGCTGATTTGATCACCGAAGGTTTGCATTTTTATACCTAATGGGTCAAGTGAATCCCCGAACGTAGCATTTTTTAAGGCTACGTCTGCCAACTGTGTTTGCAATTTTTGAAGCGGTGTTCCTACATCACTGGAATACATCAAAAGTTTTTTATAATTCAAACCGTCTACCTGTGCCTGCAATGTTTCAATAGGGCTATTCTGTTTTAGGTCTTCATTCATTTTATCCAAATGTGCCTTGTATTGTTCCAGCACTAATTTAGAATATTTTATTTTTTCACCAAATACAGTATCCTTTCCTCCTCCTGCTTTTGCTCCTGTTGTTTCTTCTTGTTTTTTCGTTGAAGTAAGTTTTTCATATGCATTAATCATAGCATTAATTTGACTTACCACCTCATTCTTTTCTCCTTTTACTTTCACAAAGTCCGTGAATGCTGCCCTAAAATCCTCGATCGAATATTTTAAATACCCGGTAGATTTGGACATTTTTTCAACAAATTTATCATATAACTCCTGTGATACTTGCAGGGGATTTCCATTCTTTATTGCCTCATCTGCACCTTGAAAAATGCCTGTAATAAATTCCCCGATCCTATCACCACCGAAAGTAGTACTAAATCCTTGTGTAAAATCTTTGAACGTGCTTTCAAAGGATTTGGAAATACTTGTCATTTCCTGCTCCAGTTTTGCTCTGTAAGTTTTCAGACTAATACTGGCTACGAGGGCATTTGTAGCCTGCCTTTGTGCCTGTTCTATTTCCAGCAATGTAGATTTTTCAGTGAGTAAATTGCTTAAATACTCTCCATATCTTGTATTAATTATTTTTATTAATTCCGAACGTTCCGAAGTACCTACGTTTGTTTGTTTCAGACGTTCAAAAACATCATTCAGTTTAAAAAGTTCATCACCTAATTGTGCATTAACTTCCGTTTGTATTTTTTTAAACTCATCCGATTTACTATTGTAGTTTACTAAGGCAACGGTAGCGGCTATAATACCAGCCGCTATAAGAAGATAAGGGTTAGCGGCGATGATTGCACTAAGTCCTTTGAAGATCGTTAAAACTCCGCTTGCTGCCCCGATCAACCCACTCATCATTTTCATTGTTACACCTATTGCAAGTGATACGGGTCCTAAAACGGCTAGAAATCCTGCCGTGTATGTTATTATTTGACGTGTGGAAGCAGATAAGTTAGTATACCATAATGCAAGGCTCTGTATGGCATCCCCTAAGCCTTCTATCAATGGAATAACGGTAGTTTTCAAAGACATTCCAATTTGAATAAACGAAGCTTTCATTTTCGCGGTGGCTTGATTATATTTAAAATCTATTGTTTCCGTCACACTTTGAAAAGCCTTATTCATATCACCTGATGATTTATTTACACGGTCAAATATTCCTCGATTTTCTTCCAGTCTGTCCCCCATCAATGATAAAACGCCTGTTAATGCACGGACATTTGGAAATACTTTAGCCATTGCATCCTCACCATATCTGTTAGTTAAATCATTTAATTTTGTGAGTGCTGCCAATAGACCTTGTTCTCTTATCATCTTACGTAATTCACCAGCCGAAGTGCCCATATACACTAAAGCCTCCGCGGATTGTTTTGTCGGATCCAATAGAGACATTAAAATTTGCCGCATGTACGTAGCCGATTCCGAAACGTTCGTTCCCGTTAAAGTCATTGCGGACATAGCCGCCGCTACTTGATCGAAACTTACCCCCATTTTTGCAGCTACTGGAATAACTTCACCCATCTGTGAGGCATATTGTGAAGCTTCACCTTTACCTTCTCTAACTGCTGCCGTGAGAACATCTAAAGCCGTTGCCGCCGTTAATCCTGAATTTCTATAGGCATTCATAGCCGAAGTAACTAAATCCGCTATTTGCATAGTTTCTCCTAACCCCGCTGAGGCTCCTTTTGCCGATTGTGTGACCACATCTAAAGCCGCCGCACCTTGTATCCCTGATGATGTTACAAAATATAAAGCCTCGGCAAGTTCAGTTGGAGGTCTCCCAATCTTTCCGGATAATGATAAAATTTCCTGTGACCATTTATTCACCTGAGCCTGAGAAACCCCCACCAAACCTACAATATGTTGCATGGCTATTTCAAATTTTCCTGCCGCTGCCATTACGGCTGCACCAGCCAGAACAATAGGAGCGGTTAGATACATTGATGCACTTTGTCCGAATGACTGCATTTTAGTGCCGGCATTATTTAAACTTTCCTGCACCGTTTGCATGGAACGTTGGGAAGATCGTTCAAAGTTTTTCATTGCTGAGGTAGCCGCCGAAAGTCCACTTACATCACATCCCAAACTAGCCGTTAAATCTCCTATATTCATCGTTACTGGTTTTTAGTTTTCTTTTGTCTTCTTGCAATACCTCCAAATGCTTGTATAATAGCCTCGGAAAGGGATTGTTGTTTTTCTTCCTCACGTTCTCCTGTCCAATTTGGCATAAATTCCATTACATCTACCTTTTTAGTTTCCTTCGTATGTAATGCGTTATACATGTTTGTAAGCAGTGTTAAAATTTGAGCCGTTTGAAAATCCCCGCGCCATGTGCCTACGGGGTCTATTCTATCGTATGCCTCCCATTCACTTAATTGTGCCGAGGTCAATTGATCCAGCAAATGATCAGGATGGCTTATTCCAAGTTCTCGGCAGAGCCTGAATTGGAATTGGCGTCCAGGTCTGCTTCGGAGTTTTTTGTGAGTGCATCCTTATCCTCCTCTGAAATTTTATTTAATTCCTGAGCTTTATTTATAATTATTTCGAGACGGGCGGCAGACATATTTTGGCTTAATTCTGGGTAATCCTGTGGACGTAGTATTAGGTTTCCTTCTTCATCACAAACAGTGGAAACAGCTAATTTAGCCCTGAAATCCTCCAGTGCCTGTTCATAGTCCTTTATTTTGCCTTTCGAGTCTCTTTTTTCTTTAGTGAGGGTCCGTTCAAATGTATCCCGTTCCCGGCCGGTCATTTGCTTTACATAAACATAAATTTCTTCACCTTCGTCCGTGCCAAGATCAACTTTAACAATATCTAACTTTTGTTTTTCTAATAATTTTTTTCTGTTTAATAGTCCCATGATTAAGATTTTTTTAATTGTAAATAATAAAAATAAAATTCCTGATTAGAATTTTTAATAAATTAATTTGATCCTGAACCACTATTCATAACAGGAGCCCCACTGACCTTAATTGTAACAGGTGCAGAAACTACATCTCCTGTAGTGATACTTAAACCTAATTCAGTGACCAATCCTTCAAACTCAATTGAAGTTACCTCGGAATCTGGAAGTATGATTTCATAATTTTTCAGTGTTTCACTTGCAAAATCATCATCCATTAATTCGTACGTGGCACGGGTAAAATTCATGCTTAACTGTACTGTACCCGCATCCCTGAAACTTGCAATAAATGTTTTATAACCACCTGTTGTATCAAGATTGGTGGTTTCAATTGTGTCCCTCGTCTTGCTGGGACCGTCGATGGATTTAATTTCAGCAATATGAACCCAAGCGGATCCATTCCATCTCTGAAATATAGTACCAACGCCATTAATTGCCTGTGACATACTTTTACCTCCTTTGTAAATTAAAATTAATAATAAACCTAGCGTTTCCATTATCGTCCCAATCTAAGAACGCAGGTCCGCTAGCGCAATAGATAACAGAATATAAAGTACCATTCCACCATTGCTGTGCCCGGCCGTGTAATGATGCCTTTATTTTTTCAACTAAATTCCATCCATTCAGATATGTTGTATTTCTTACCCGTATTTGTACGGATGGATATTCATATCCGTTAGTTTCCAAACCTAATAGCGGGGGAAACCCAGGTGTATCAAATATAGTTACACAATTATCTGGTTTAGATGGTTCTTTCCCAACAAATAAACTGGTTGCAAATACCAAACCTAACGTTGAATCTGCAATTAAAATATCCTTTACGTCTACACTTGAAGCATTCATACTATTTAATTTTTGCGGTTGCTTG